ATCTGTGTTCAATTATCCTATATGAGAAACCATGTCTCTCTCATATATTGCCTCGTTGTTTGTCGTCGTTTTACGACTCGCTTTAGGCAGATTGTATTCTACAATATGCTCCACTTTAACAAACAACGGGTTGGGCGTTCCCGATTTTATATTGAAGGCGCCAATCATACTTACTGCCATTATTGATGGTATAAGTATTGATTACGACAATTTCCGGAAATATGTGTTTAACCAAGGTGTGTGCGACCATGGGCGTGCTACTTGGGCTTTATATCTTGATGATTTTGAGGTTTACACATCAACTGCAATGTATGATGAATATTGCGACCGGAAATGGTACACTGCTGCGGCTCTTGCGTATGAGAAAGGCGTTTTATATTTTGATATCTTAATGGAAAATTTTTGGTTATTTTATCAATTTATGTCTTTTCCCGTATGCAATTTAATTATATTCTTAGCAATCTTCAATGTCTTTCTGAACGTGGGAAGATATTTGAAATGGAAATTTGTGGGCAATGACTATTATGGTTATGGTGTCGTTACCCCTTATGTGGCATTCTTGATGCGTTTAGTGGCGCAACCAAGGTTGTCGGCCAGTTTGCTAAGATCGAGCTTCAGCAGCATGATTATGGTTACACCTAAGAAATTACAAAATAATCATACTCATCCAGAAGCTGCAGCTGTTCGTAATGCTTCATCAGAACAGGCTCAGCTCTTTGCAAATATGGTTGGAATGAAAGCTTACTATATCCAGATGTCAAACTCGGATGTAAGGTCAGGAAAAGCAGGAATGCGTTCATATCATTGGGGAAAAGATTTAAGTGTTAACAGTCAACCTTATAAACCACCTCCAAATTCAATAAATGTAATGATTGATGTTGATATGTATTTGAACATGCCTGCAATATTGGCGAATGATGTAAAACCTTATATCCTTTCGACGTTTCAACCACAGCGAGTTGCCGGAAATGACAATAATATTGCTTATACATTTAATGAGAATAATGAAGTAATTTTCAATGTTAGCGGCGGAGCCCAATTTTCACATAAGATATGGAATTACAATGCAGATGTTTTGCTTGTGAGAACCATGCTATGGGATGGGTGGCGCCAGCGTAGTACAATTTATAACATTGATAAAAGACAAATAAGCGATATGCACCAATTAATCTTGCTTACCCCAGTTAAAACAGTTGTAAGCATTTTATTCCATCCCAAACTAGAAGGCAAAGAATTGTCTAGAATGTCTCTAGTTAATGGAGAAGTGTTGTCTCTAAATGTGATGACACCTGATGGTATGAAAAGGTCAATTGGCGCACCCGGGAAATTCGCGTGTGCACTAATCGATGCAACGGACGATGATACTGTAGCTCTATATAACAAAGTGAGCAAAACAGACTTATCCATTGCCCAAGTTAAGACGATATTGAAAACTGATGACCCTACTACTGCTGCTGCAGTTGTAAATAGTCATCGTTCAATGTCTCCTGCACCTGGAGATTATGTGTGCCCAGTTACTGAAGCTGTCAAACATTATAGCTTCGATGTTAAGTCTTTGGATCCTAAAGAAACAATGATGCATGCTTACATGTCACCTCTCTATGATAATGCCTTCGGGCCTTGTAAGAGTATGAGTGACGAAAAACAGGCTATACAAGGACGAATCATTGATGCTAAGACACATACTCCAGTAACAACGCATTTGGTAAAGATTTTGGAAGAATTTGTAAATTTTTTGGTGCCCATAGCACATCTGCAACATCCTGTAGATCAAGATGTAGTTTTTGAACGTATGAACAAACCATCCCAACGCAATATATTGCACAATGGTGCATTAGATTGCGAACCGGATGCCTGCGTTAAATCCTTCTTGAAAGCAGAGTGCTACTCTGATGTCAAAGACCCGCGCATTATTTCTACTGTAGAACCACATGTTAAGTACAAATATGCCCATTTCATATATGCTTTTAACGAACATGTGATGAAGCTCCAAGACTGGTATGCATTTTCAAAAACACCGGTCCAGATCGCCCAGCGAGTCGCTAAAATTCTGGCACGAGCTAATAAAGCCATTGTTACCGATTTTCATCGGTTTGATGGTCATTTAGCCGAGCTAATGAGACTGCTCGAGCGCATGGCGATGATGCGAACTTTTCGCATTGAGTATCACGAAGATTTGTTAGAGATTATGGAAAAACAGAAATTTCGTAATGCCAAGATGCCTAATGGTTCCAAATATGTAACTGGAACCGCTAGATTGTCAGGATCCCAAGAAACCTCAGATTTTAACTCAGTTGAGAATGCCGCTACAGCTTATGTGGCATTGAGAAGTGAGAAAATCAATGGGGATTATAGGACTCCTGACGAAGCATGGGCTGCATTAGGAATCTACGGAGGCGATGATGGAATAACCGCCGACGTTGGTTTAGAAACGTATGTTAAGGCAAGCGCAAGTATGGGTCAAGTTATGACTTCAGAAGTGATCATGCGATTTCAATCTGGTATAAAATTTTTAGCAAGAATTTACTCGCCTGAGGTTTGGTGTGGAAGTTTAAATTCTATGTGTGACGTTGCCCGTCAGTTGGGTAAACTACACGTAACGCATAAACTTCCTGATAATGTATTACCATTAACTAAACTTCACGAAAAATGTATGGGTTATTACTTAACTGACAAGAATACTCCAATTATAGGTGAGTTGTCATCGTACGTAGTTAATCATCTAGGGAAGAAGGACATGAAACATGGTATTGCTAATTATTTTAGTCGATATCCTGAGAATGTTCAATACCCCAATGAGTACGAACAGTGGATGGATGATCAAATTTTATTAGATCTACCAACATTGGACAGGACACGTTTCAAACGTTGGCTAAGTACTGCATGGGAAAACCAAGCAATGTTAAGCCCGCCAGTCATTGTTGAAACACCACCCATTAAATCTGCTAAAGTCCCAGTTATTGTTGGAGACGATAAAATTTTACCAGTTGTAATTGCCGACGTTAAAGTCGGAGTACCCAAACGAGATAAGAAAAATCCTAGGCAGAAAACTCGCTCTGATCAGTGGAAGAAGAGCAAGGCCAAGGATATACCTAATGCTGTAAAGCATTAGGATCCCGTTTGTTGTTAAGAGTGTTTTAGCCGGCGTGGCGAGCCGGACATAAAAACACTATAATAATTATAAGCCACTCGTGTACATATTGTAAAAACATCATGTCAACTATCAAGAAAATCATCAAACGTGTCGAACAAGCTGCCAATGACGTGGTTACTGTACCTCGTGATATTGGCAGACAACTGATTGCTCTGCAAAGAAGAACAAATAATAAAAATAAAAATAATAATAAAAGCCGAAATGGCAATTCTTCCTCTTCGAGCTCGGTTGCTCCAGTTGCTTACGGATATACCACTGTCACAAAAAGACCAATTATGCGACAAGGAACTGGAGGGTCTATCAGAATCCAACACAGCGAACTTATTTCCTCAGCTGTTGTTGGCTCGGCAACTCTCTCGCAGTTTACATATTTCGCGGTTAATCCTGGACTCGCTGGCAACTTCCCATGGTTGGCAGGAGTCGCTACCAAGTATGAACAATATACAATTCATGCACTCTCTTACGACTTCATTACATCTACATCTACTGGAGTTACTGGAGAGGTTATGATGGTACCGATTTATGATTCAAAAGACTTGATACCCGTAGTTGAAACTACTATTATGGGTAATGAGGGTGCGACTGCTGGACCAGTTTGGCAAAATTTGAGGGTTCATTTTGATAAGAAATCTATGATGGGCTTAGGACCAAGAAAATTTGTTCGCTCTACTGCCGTTGCTGGGGATTCCAAAACATTTGACGTTGGAGCCCTAGCTGTGTTTACTAATAACGGCACTACTGCTGCAATTGGGAAGTTGTGGGTGAATTATGATATCGAATTTTTCTCTCCACAAAATGACCTGTCGGCTGTGATGGGAAATAGTTCAAATTATTTCCAGGCTGTCCTAACGGCGACCCAGACTTTAACTTCTGGTGTGGCAACAATTCTAGGACCCTGGACATTAGGTTATGACCCTTTGTCTATTTACGCCACATATTCGGCTGGTTTATTTACCCCACCTGCTGGAGTCTATTTAATTAAGATTCAAGCCGGATTTAACGATTCCTCTGCTGAATCGTTTCTTGGAAATATAGCAATATACAAAAATGCTGCTGCCATTTCAGCGGCACAAATGGCGACGTTACCTACCACAGGTACTCCCGATCAAAGTTTAACTTGCACTGCTTTATACAATTTTAATGGCACTGATACCTTATCTTTCCGTGCATTTCTTCAAGGCGCTGCGGGAACTTTGACTTGTGTTGCAGGATCTGGCGGAATTTATACCCAAATATTTATTTGTTTGGCTTAATTTCCTTTCTTTTGTAAATATTTTGTTTATGATATGTTTACGCGTTTTTACCTCCGAGTATTTGGAGATGCTTCCAAC